ATTTTTAGTAGGACAAGGTGATAACCCTAAAGAAGCTACGTATCTAACAGATGAAGGTAAGCAATATCTAAAAGATAATGGGTATAAAGGTGAGTTTCCACCAAGTGGTGAAGAAGTAAAACAACTATTCAATCAAAGTTTTCCTGAAGATACAGGTAAAGCTGGTTCAACCACATTAGGTAAAGCTCAATTAGCTTGGAATCAGTTGAGACGAGATAATATGTCTCGTAAAATGGAAGAGTATAAAAAACAAGGTAAGAAAGTTTTAGTCGTACCAGGAGCAACACACGGTAGTGCTATCAATGCTCAATCAAAATCTAAAAAAGAAATCAAAGAAGGTTTGATATTAGAAGGTGGAGCATACGGACATATGAATCATCCGTTTGATGACAAAAATATTACATTTTCAGATTTAAAACAGATAATTATTAATGGACTAGGTGGTAAATTAAATAGAGAAGATGGGGTTACAGAAAAACTTGACGGTCAAAATCTAATGATTTCGTGGGTAAATAATAAATTGGTTACAGCAAGAAACAAAGGTCAATTGAAAAACTTTGGGTCATCAGCTATGGACATAAAAGGTGTAGCATCTAAGTTTGCAGGTAGAGGTGATATAAGAGATGCATTTGTTTTCGCAATGAAAGATTTAAATAAATCAATAGGTTCTTTATCTGATAAACAAAAAGAAAAGATATTTGGTAATGGTAAACGTTGGATGAACTTAGAAGTTATGTATCCAAAGTCTGCAAATGTTATAGATTATGATAAAGCACAAATAGTATTTCACGGTACATTAGAGTATGATGAAAGCGGTACTGCAATAGGTCAACCAAAAGATTCAGCTCGTATGTTAGCTGGTATGATTAAACAAGTAAATCAGAATGTACAAAAAAATTATACAATTGGTAAACCACAATTTTTAACAGTACCTAAAGTACAAGATTTTAGTAAAAAGAAAAAAATATATTTGAGTAGATTAAATAAATTACAAAAACAATATAAGTTAAAAGACAATGATGAGTTAGCTATGTATCATCAATCATTTTGGGAAGAGTTTATTTTTAATGCTTCAAAGCAGTATAATTATAAGATACCAAATAAAGTTTTAGTTAACTTAACTAAAAGGTGGGCGTACTTCAATAAGTCATACAAGATACCAATGATAAAAAAAGATATTAAGAATGAAAAGTTTTTAGATTGGGTATTATCATTTGATAAAAATGACCATCAAAAATGGGTTAAACAAAATATGAAACCATTTGAAGTATTGTTCTTTGACGTTGGTGCTGAAATTTTAAAAAACATAAGTGGTTACTTAGCTGCTTCACCAGATAAGGCAGTACAAAAAATAAGAAAAGATGTAATTAACGCAATCAAAACTGTTAAAAGTGGTGGTGATGTAAAGAAAATACAAACGTTAAAATTACAGTTAGATAAATTAAATAAAATCGGTGGACTAAAAGCTATAGTACCATCAGAAGGAATAGTATTTAAATACAAAGGTAAAACATATAAGTTTACTGGTGCGTTTGCTCCAGTTAATCAAATATTAGGTTTATTAAATTTTTAGGAGTTATAATGGCAAGAAGTAGAGAAAGTGTAAGAGAGAATAAAGCAATGCAATCTATCTTACGAGGTGAAACACCAGAAAAAAGAGTAATGGTTGGCTATCGAGATAAAAAAGATTTGAATCAAGGTGATAAAATTGATAGATTATCTGATATTATGAAAGAGGCTCGGATGCCTTGGTTTTGTCCAAACTGTACAAAGACAATGAAAAAACGTTTAGATGATAAAATGTGGTTACTACACGGTCATTGTTTTGATTGTCAAATAAATATTGAACACAAGTTAAGATTAGAAGGAAAGTTTGATGAGTGGGCAACAAAAAAGGCTATTGAAAACAAACGAGCGTGGGTTAAAGAACAAAAAGAACAATTAATATCATTTAAAAATCAAAAAGCACCAGATGTGTATAATCAAGTATCACCAGACGGTCACTCAATCGATAAAGAAAAATGGAATATTGATTTTAAAAAGTTAAAAGAACAAGCAGATGAAGCCTTAAATCATCTGCAAAAAATAGAAGATTCTTTAAAATAGAATATTTATATATATAGAATTGTCTATTATTAGGAGAAAAAAATGGCAACAATAACAACTGATGACTATGGTTCTCAGATTGAAAGAGGTAACAAAAGAACTGATGTATCGAGTCGTAAACTTTCATTAAACAAAGATGACGCTAAGTTCAGTAAAATAAAAAGTCAAACATCTGGTTCAACATTTTACACTGGTTCATTAGCAGGTTCAAGTGGCTTTATAGTACAAGAAGTACCGGCTGCAAACGAAGTGTTTATTACACCAACTGACGGTGATGCTATTGATGCCTCTGTCTTCACAACTGGTACACTATATGAAATTGGTGTAAAACAAGTAAGTGGTAGCTCAGGTATTGTACACGTAGTTTATTAATATGAACCGAAACACAAAAGGGCAGTTGAAAGATGTAATTAAACAAGAGTATGTAAAATGTGCTGCAGACCCTATATACTTTTTAAAAAAGTATTGTTTGATACAACATCCAATGAAAGGTAAGATACCATTTCAATTGTATGATTTTCAAGAAAAAACAGTTGAACAGTTTGTACAACATCGACTTAACATCATATTGAAGGCTCGACAGTTAGGTATAAGTACATTAACTGCTGGGTACTCATTATGGATGATGACGTTTCATCTCGACAAGAACATCTTAGTTATTGCTACTAAACAAGAGGTAGCAAAAAACTTGGTAACAAAGGTTCGTGTGATGCATGCTAATCTACCAAGTTGGTTGAAACAACCTTGTGTTGAAGATAATAAGTTGAGTTTAAGATACAAGAATGGTTCTCAAATAAAAGCTGTATCAAGTGGTGAAGAGAGTGGTCGTTCTGAAGCTCTATCATTATTGATACTTGATGAGGCAGCTTTTATTGATAAAATTGATACAATATGGGCAGCTGCTTCTCAGACGTTATCAACAGGTGGTCAATGTATAGCTTTATCTACACCTAATGGTGTTGGTAATTGGTTTCATAGAACTTGGATGGATGCTGAAGATGGGTTGAATGACTTTAATTTTACAAAATTGTTTTGGACTGTTCATCCAGATAGAGGTCAAGAATGGAGAGATGAACAAGATGCATTGTTAGGTCCATCTCTAGCAGCTCAAGAATGTGATTGTGACTTCATTACTTCTGGTCAAAGTGTTATTGATGGTGTAATATTAGAAGAATATAGAACATCACAAGTTTCTGAACCTGTAGAGAAAAGAGGTATAGATTCAAATGTGTGGATATGGAAACCACCAAACTATACTAAAGATTATATAGTATGTGCTGACGTGAGTAGAGGTGACTCTACAGACTATTCTGCTTTTCACGTAATTGATATTGAAAATGTCGAACAAGTAGCAGAATACAAAGGTAGAATATCTACAAGAGACTATGGTAATCTACTAGTCAATATAGCAACAGAATATAATAATGCATTACTAGTGATTGAGAACAATAATATTGGTTGGGCTACAATACAACAAGTAATAGATAGACAGTATGATAATTTATTTTATATGAGTAAAGATTTACAATATGTAGATACACATAAACAAATTAATAATAAAATTAATCGTTTAGAAAAACAGGTAGTACCTGGATTTACATTAACACAAAAAACAAGACCACTTGTTATTGCAAAGTTAGAAGAATTTTTTAGAGAAAAATTATCTATAGTACATTCACAGAGATTAATTGATGAGTTGTTTGTATTTATATATAACGGGAGTAGAGCAGAAGCGATGAGAGGCTATAACGATGACTTAGTAATGTCATACGCTATGGGATTATGGATACGAGAAACTGCACTTAGATTGAGAACAGAAGGTATAGAATTACAAAAGAAGGCTGTAAGTAGTATTAATTCTAATCAAGGAGCTTATACACCTAAAGACACTCAAAATAACACTTGGACTATAGATATTAATAAAAAACAAGAATCATTAGAATGGTTAATTAACTAAAGAGGTAAAAATGGCCGACACAACATTATTTGGTAGATTAAGAAGATTATTTTCTACGAGTGTAGTTGTTAGAAACGTAGGTGGAAAAAAACTAAAAGTTTCTGATACAAGTAGAACACAATCTATTGCACATAATAATCTTATTGATAGATATCAAAAATTATTTACTAATTCAGGTCTTAGTGGGTATTCAGATTCATTATTGACAAAATCAATGAGACTAAATCTTTTTAAAGATTATGAAAGTATGGATAGTGACCCAATTGTATCATCAGCACTTGATATATATGCAGATGAATCTACTATGAAATCAGAATATGGTGATGTTTTACAAATTAAAACAGACAACGACCAAATTAAACAAATACTACACAACTTGTATTATGATATTATTAATATCGAATTTAATTTATGGCCTTGGGTTCGTAATATGTGTAAATATGGAGATTTCTTCTTAAAATTAGAAATCAACGAAAAGTATGGTATTACAAACGTAGTACCAATGTCTGTATATGATGTTTCAAGATTAGAAGGTTTAGACCCAGAAAATCCAGAGTACGTAAAGTATATGATAGAATCAGCGACTAATGAACATAGATATAAACCATCTGACACATCTGCTCATAGAGAAGAGTTAGAAAATTATGAAGTTGCTCACTTTAGATTACTTTCTGATTCTAATTATTTACCTTATGGTAAATCACAAGTTGAAGGTGGTCGTAAGATTTGGAAACAATTAACACTTATGGAAGACGCTATGTTAATTCATAGAATTATGAGAGCTCCTGAAAAACGTGTATTTAAAATTGATATTGGTAATATACCACCAAGTGAAGTTGATAATTATATGCAACAGATTGTAAACAAAATGAAAAAAGCACCTGTTGTTGATGAGAATACAGGTGACTATAATTTAAAATACAATATGCAAAACATAACAGAAGATTTCTTTATGCCAGTACGAGGAGGTGATAGTGGTACAAGTATAGAGTCATTACCTGGTTTAACCTATGAAGCAACAGAAGACATTGAATATTTAAAAAATAAACTACTAGCTTCACTTAGAATACCAAAAGCGTTTTTAGGATATGAAGAACAAGTAGGTTCTAAAGCTACACTAGCAGCAGAAGATGTTCGTTTTGCTCGTACGATTGAAAGAATACAAAGAATCACATTATCAGAATTAACTAAAATAGGTATTGTACATTTATTTGCTCAAGGTTATCAAGATTCAGACTTAGTTAACTTTGAATTAGGTTTAACTAATCCATCTACTATATATGAACAAGAAAAAATAGAACTATGGAATAACAAAACTCAATTAGCTTCTTCAATGATACAAGACGGTTTAGTTTCATCAGAATGGATTTATAAAAATATATTTGAATTTACAGATGAACAAATAAAACAAGAAGACGATAAGATAGTGTTTGATTATAAACAAAAGTTTAGAAGACAACAAATAGAAAATGAAGGTAATGACCCAGCTAAATCAGGTGAAGCTCAAGGTACACCATCAGATATGGCAATGGGTAGAACAGGTCACGAACTAGATGATAAAGGTGGAGCACCAGAAGGTGGTTTTGAAGGAGCTGGTAGACCAAAAGAACCAAATAAATATAGTAAAGATAGTGGAGTTCGTGGAAGAGACCCACTTGGAGCTCACGATAAGAAAAAAGGTGGTAGTAGTGCACCTAAATATGGTAAACCATTAGCACTAGCTCATTTTGACAAAATAAAAAAATCAATGGAAATTAGTAAAAAAGAAATAAAAATTATAAATGAAACATCTGAAGTAGAAAATGAATACCAAAATGAGGTAAGTTCTTTAACTAAAGATGCTTGAAATGAATAATTATTAGTTAACTTTATATTTATTTATGAGTAAATATAACTAAGTATTGGAGTATTTCGTAATGGTTCGAAAACTAAAACATTCAAAGATAAAAAATACAAGTATACTCTTTGAATTATTAACAAGACAAATTACTGCTGACGTTTTAGCAGGCAAAAGTACAAAATCAGTTAAAATTGTAAAAAAATATTTTAATGAAAATACAGAATTAGGTAAAGAACTTCAATTATATAAGTTATTATCTGAAAAACATTACGAATCTGAGAGTAGAGCTCACGATTTATTGTCAATTGTATTAAAATCAAGACACAAGTTAAGTAATTCAAAATTACGTAATGAAAAATACAATTTAATTAAAGAAATTAAAGAGAATTACAATTCTGATGATTTTTTTAATGGTCGTATTTCTAATTATAAACTTCTTGCTTCTATCTATAATACATTCCAAGCTGAAACTGTTGATGAAACATTTAACCCAGAACAAACTGTTAATGCAAAGTTCACAATACTTGAACATATCACAAGTAAGAAAATTACAGCAAAACAAGTTAAGGCTCACGTCTTAAAAGAATATACTAAAAAAGACAAAGATTTAAGATTACTTGCTTATCAAATACTCGTTGATAAATTCAATACAAAGTATAAAACATTAAATGAATCACAAAGAAGTTTGTTAAAAAATTACATAAATAATGTTAGTAATACCAATTCATTAAAAGAATTTGTTAAAACAGAGTCTTCAAAAGTTAAAAATCATTTGAAAAAAGAATTACCAAATATTACTGATAAAATAACAAAAATCAAACTAACAGAAGCAATAAATCAAATTGATAACTTAACTGTTGGTAAAGTAGTAAAAGAAAAACAAGTTTTAACCCTTATGAGATATTACGAATTAGCTAAGGAGATTGATAATGTCCACAAAAAAAATTAAACTTGAACTTTTAAAAAAATATATCAAAGAGTTAATCAAACAAGAATTAGAAGAAGCATCTATGACTGGTAATTTAGACGGTGGAGAAGGTCCACCAAAAACACCATATGCTTTTACAGGTAAACGTAAAAAAGATAAAAAGAAAAAAGATGATATAGTTAAAGCAGCAGGTTTTCAAAAAGTATCCGAAGCTAGATTTGCATTAGATATAAAAGATGAAGCTGGTGTTAAATTAACAGTAATAGTGGATGCAGGTTCAGAAGGTGCAGCTAAAATGAAAGTAGCTAGAAAACTCAAAGGTGGTTCAAAAAGTATATCGAATGTAAGAAGAGTACAGACTGGTAAAGCAAAACAAATTGATAAAAAACTTGAAAATGTAAATGAAGGTCGTTATCACGATTACAGAAATGATGAATCTCTAACAGCAAAACAAAAAATTGGTTATTCAATGAGAGAAGTTAGAGATAAATTAAACGAGTTAGATAAACTTGTTAAAATGAACGTGAGATTAAAAAACGAAATTGGTGTTGATTCTACATCTTATTGGAAACGTACTCACGGTGCAATGAAAAAAATTAGTGAAAGATTAGTAAAATTAGCAAATAAAGTTGGTCAACTTTACTAAATAAAAAAACGGAGTTTAATGTGAAAAACTTAATAGTAGATTATTTACCATTTGAAGTAAAACCTGAACAAATCAATGAATCCATTAAAGAAAATAATGGTAAGTTGATTGTACGTGGTGTGTTACAACGTGCAGAAGCTAAAAATCAAAATGGTAGAGTTTACCCTCGTGAGATTTTACAACGTGAAGCTAAAAAGTATACAAAAGAATTTATATCACAAAGAAGAGCTATGGGTGAATTAGACCATCCAGAATCATCAGTTGTTAATTTACAAAACGTATCTCATAACATCAAAGAGATGGATTGGGAAGGTGATAATTTGTTAGGCACTGTAGAGGTGTTAGGTACACCAAGTGGTAACATATTAAAAGAATTATTTAAAGCAGGTATCAAACTTGGTATTAGTTCACGTGGTATGGGTTCAGTAGAAACAGTTACAGAAGATACAGGTGACCAAGTTACTCAAGTACAACCTGACTTTGAACTTATAGCATTTGACTTTGTTTCTAATCCATCTACACACGGAGCATTTATGTATCCAATGAATGAATCGATTGATAAAGATTTACCAGCAGGTAGAACTTGTGGTGAATATTGTAAAGTTGAATCTATCATTAATGATATAATGAGAGGCTAGGATGAGTTACTTAAATAAATGGAAAGACTGGAGACTCTCAGAAGATAAAATCAATATGGGTTCAGGTGGATATAAAGGTGATTTTGATAGTTTAGAAGACGCTATGAATAGAGTTGATAGATTAATGAAGAGCTTGACTAAAGAGTTAGCTAAAGATAAAGATGCTAATTATAAACAACAAGTCTTAGAATTACAACGTTTATATAAAAGAAACTTTATTGAGTTAAAAGTAAAGTTAAACGAGTTTAAAAGGAAAAACACGTGATTAAGTTAAAACAAATACTTAGTGAAAGTGCATGGGACAGAAAGTTTGGTGAACCATTACCAACACTTACAGATGTAATGAATGAAAAAAATTGTGACTGTGGTGGTGATTGCTGTGGTATTACAGAAGGTCCAGATGAACAGAGACCAGCAGACCAAGAGGTACAACGCATTGTAAAGGCAGAAGCAAAATTACGAGAAAGAATGTTGAAATTAGAACAAATTTTTCTTAGAGATGCAAGACCAGAAAACGTGAAGATAGCCAAAGAAATTAAAAAAGTTTATAAGGGTACAGTAACTAAGTTTATGAGAGAGATGATTAGACTTAGAAAGAAAATGAAATAATGCCTTCAGTTAGTAAAGCACAACAAAGATTTATGGGATTAGTTCACGCTTATAAAAAAGGTGAAATTCCAGCAAGTAAAGTGAGTAAAGCCGTAAAGGACGCAGCTAAATCAATGAAGAAAAAATCAACTAAAGATTTTGCATCTACGAAACACGATGACTTACCAAATAAGGTAAGAGAGTATTTGATGAGTGAAAATCCAGCAGCTAGTGCAGCCGCTGCTATGGTGATGATGAAACTTCAAAACCCATCAACTGGTAAAAAGATAAGTGCTGTTACACCACTTCGTGATAAAGACCATCCGTTACATAAGAAGTCTAAGAGTATATTTCAAAGATTAAAGAATAAGTTTATGAAGAAAAATGAATCAGTAAATGAAGACGGACATACAGATGTAGCTTCAATAGAAAGAAAATTAAAACTTATTGTACAAGACGCAAACGATGTGATTAACGCATTAAAATCAAAATCTAACGAAGATTCATTACCAAGTTGGTGGACTGATAAGATTACACTAGCTAAAGATTATGTTGGTAAGTCTCGTGATTACATTATGAATCCTGCTGAATCCGTAAATGAAGCCTCATCTTTAGGAGCTGATATGCTTTTAGGTGGTATAGCAACTGTAATTAAAAAAGCAGGTATGAGACCTAAGACAGCTAAAATGATGGGTGGTGGATTTAAAGTCAGTAAGAGAGATAAGGTTGGATTTAAAATTGAAGTTGAGATTCGTGGTATGGATAAAAAGAAAACATTCCCACTTCAGTTTGAAACTGAAAGAGGTATGTTATACGTAGTGATTAAAAACAAACCATTTAAATTAGGTAAATACACTATGGTTAATCAAGCAGCTCAAAACTTAAAAAAGGTGGGAGCGGCTTTGATTGGTGATAAAGACGTTAAAAGGATAGCATAATGATTAAGTTAAAAAATATACTAAAAGAATCAAAAGTTTCATATCTTGTAACAGAAGCTTTCAAAAGTAGTATTTTAAGAAAGATGACAAATAACTTTACAGGATTAGATAAAGACTTTTTTAGTTTCACTGCTAAATACGGTGTTGAGTGGAATAAAATAACAGATAGTCAATTAACAATGAATAGAACACCAAAGAAAAAAGGTATTGAATTTGCAATCACAACTAAAAAAGTATCATTAGAACCAGGTGGTAGATACAGTAGATGGAATAGTGATATAGAGGTTGATAAAAATACAGCAGTTCTTACATTGAAAGATGGTAAACCTCTTTGGTTTACAAAAAGTTGGAGAAATGCTCCTAAAAAAAGACAGAAGGCAGTAGGTTCAGCTATGAGTGTAAGTGGTGGTAAAAAAACAGACCTCTATGGTGATAACAAAGAAACATTCGGATTAAATCAATTAGGTTATCAAAGTTTAAGAGCTGTACGTAAAATACCTGGTATTGTGTTTTATCAAGTTACACTTGAAGACGATATGCCATATATGGGTGGTAAAGAAAAAAGAGAATTAAGACAAGCAGCTGGAGAAGGTTCTTGGAAATTTAAAGATGATAGTGACTTTAGATACGAAAACGAAAGAAGATATAAAAATTTACTTTCTCAAACGTACAAAGATTCAGCAAAAGTAAATGCTAAGGTAAAAGCAGCTAAAGATTTTACAAATGGTTTAATTGCAACAGCTATTGGTGGTAAACAAGATGCCAAGTTTAAAAAATTATTAAATAAATATAATAGTTGGAAGATGAATGACGAGGCTAAAGTATATGATTTCTTGACTGCTATTGCTCGTGAGATGCAAGATTTATATTCTTCACTTGAAAGATATATTGAATCATCACGATATGATGAAGAAAGAGAAAAAGAAGCTAAAGCAAAAGGTGAAAAGGTATCTTACTATCGAGCACCTGATGATGGTAGAGCAGTTGCTCAAAAAGCTAGTCGTATTTTAAAAGGTAGATTTTAGTGAGTAAAAAATCAATATATAAAAAACTTATAAATGAAAGTTCTTTCACTAAAGCACCTAGAAGTTCAATAGAGGTTATATCAAATAATTCAGACGCATATGATTTTTTCACTTCAAGAAAAGTTTTTGGTGAAGCACCATTGACTTCACCCTCACAATTACCATACAGTTCACGAGAAGCTCAACAATTAGTAGAAAAAGACATACAGAAAATGGGAAAGATTTTAGGTAAAGCATCTGCACAAACTATAAAAATGATGATGGATGGTGTAAAAAGTAAAAAGTATGATGCTATGGATATACAAAGAGCAATAATGACAGGTCCAGTACGAGACACTGGAACAGGTCAAAGAACACTTATGAGAGCCTTATGGAATAGAGTACGAGATGGCTTCAGAAGATATTCAAAACGAGGAAAACTAAGATAACTTATATTTATTATTATAAATAATTAAACTGGAAAAAATTAGGTATTTTATTATGAGCAAAAAAATAAAGTTAAAACAATTATTAGATGAAAACTTTTCACTTGTAGGTGGATTAGTTACAACACCAGTTATCAATAAAGATAGTACTTCATTATCTGCAATCGTTAAAGAAAAGTATGGTGAAGTAGAAGAAGAAAGTATAGACGTTAAAGGTCTAACTAATGAAATTTCAAGCTATAATAAATTAGGTGAATCAATATTTGGTGAATCTAATATAACAAAGATAGCAGAAAAACTAAGTTGGATTGCTAATCAAGCTAAATCTCACACATTAAGTGAAACAGAAGATTGGTTTGACAAGATTACCGTTAATCGTAATATGAAAGAATTAACTGGTTTATCTAAACAATTTACTAAAATATCTAATGAAGCAAAAACTTTACAAGAAAGAATGGGTGCTCTTTATGAAGATATGGGTAACATTCTTGGTAGATATTATTCAATTGGTGAAACTAAAGAGAAATCAATTAAAGAAGGTGAATATGAAGCTTTCTTTCAATCAGCAATGAAGAAGTTTGGTATCAGTTCACCTGATGAATTAGATGACGATAAGAAAAAAGAATTTTTTAATTATGTAGATAAAAACTACAAGGCGGAAAAAGAAACAGATTAGGAGGCCATTTGCTTTACGTAAAGGTACGAAATAATAATGTAGAGAAAGCTCTTAGTATTCTTAAAAAGAAAGTAAAAGAATCTAAGTTAATGTTAGAGTTAAGAGAACGAGAGTACTACACAAAACCATCAGTTATAAAAAAAGAAAAAAAAGCTAAGGCAAGATTAAGAAATAAAAAATTGTCAAATAGTTGATAACTTTTCAAACTTTTATATATTTATATATATAAAAATACACTATGACCCTTTTCGGTCCTCATATAGTGTAATCGATAATTAATCAAATTATAGTTCCCAATAGCTATATTAAATCCAAACTAATGATTATTAATTTAATCATAGGAGAAAACGTAATGGATGATTTATTAAAAGAAGCCATTGCTGATGCAAAAGCAGTTCGTGAAACAGCTCTTGAGAATGCTAAAATAGCATTAGAAGAAGCTTTTACTCCACGTCTACAGTCAATGCTTTCTAAGAAAATCCAATCAGAAATGGATGTCGAAGAAGGTGAACACGAAGATGATGAAGAAAAAGAAGAAGCCATGCATGATGAAGATGATGAAATGGAAGAGAGAGGTGCTGAAGAGAGAATGCACGCAGACGAAGATGAAGATGACGTAGAAGAAAGAGCTACAGATGAAGATGAAGATGAAGTAGAAGAAGGTGAACACGAAGAAGATGATGAC